TAAAGGGGAGGGTGAGGGAGAGGTTTACCCTGTGCTCCACGCATTTTTACGATATTGCACTGTGATCGAGATTGTTAAGTCAGCAATTTTATTACCGAACTGATCTGTTTTGTTGCGCTGTGAACCGCGGTATTGTGTAGTAAATGCAGTTCCGCTCCAAGTAAGATCGGTATTTATTGATTTAAGTATATCAGCTTTCATTTTACGTATGTCCGCAACAGCAGCACCTTTAGCAATTACATCTATGTCAATATCAAGTCCAATATCATGCAGTGTACCGGCACTTTCAAGCTCTTCTAATAGTGTATCATTCGTTTCGCGTATGTTAATAATTTTTGTAAAGTCTTTATCGAAAGAAGCATTGCCCGGCATGTTATCTACAACTTTATCGAAGGTAGTGTAATAGGTGCTGCCACCGGCAACAATAGCAGCAAGCCGCGTTTTTATTGCCTCGATTATTGTGTGCTCTTTTATATCGGGTAGTGCCATTGTATCCTTTTATTATATGTCACACTGTCCAAAGGACTCCTTTCGGAGAGCTTGTCGAAGTGTGACACCATGTTTCGACAAGCTCAACATGACACTACGGCGAAGCATTTTCGCTTAAATATAAATATGTCATTCCAAGTCCATCGGGAATAATTTTAATTACATAATATGTAACAGTTTCAATCACAATAGTATCGCCTTGATCACCACCGGAAGCATCGGCATCTTTACACATAAAAACTGGATCGGTAGTTTCAATAACTCCGCCGGCAGTCATAATTTCCATACCCGGCTTAAAAAGTATACCGTTAAAATCTGTAGCCGACCACGATGGATTTGCCGACACTGCAAATTCGTTAGTGTCTATAAATGCGGAGTTGAATGTGCTGTCAATAAGTGTCATTTATTTTTCTATGCTAACTCTACGCCATCTTTCGACAAGCTCTCCGAAAGGAGTCCTTTGGACAAGATGACAGTACGCTTGTCACACTGAGCCTGTCGAAGTGTGAATCGTAGTATTATCTTTTTGAAAGAAGTTTTTCCACAAGGTCTAGAAGCTTGTCTAACTTTGCACTAAGCTTAGTGACCGGGTCAACAAACTTTTCATCACCCGTTTTAGGAGCTTTTCTTTTTGCATTGTCCGGAACAACCGCTTTAAGATCGCGGGTGCAATTGCCGGCAAGCACTTCCAGCTTATCTAAGCCGGATATTTTATATTTTTCACCGGGGTAAAATATTTTAGCTATTAATGCGCCCGATGGTTTTGCTCGATGCTGTTTAAGAACTAGAACTTCTTCAACTTCATCTACACGAGGAGTCTTTCCCTCTGCCATGATTTTATCTCCATTTATAATTAATGATTGAATATTTTTTACACTTATAGTCAACAGAACCTCATTTTACGACATCTTTCGACAAGCTCAAGATGACAATACGAATGTCATACTGAGCAATCCCCGCCAAAAGCGGGGATTAGTCGAAGTATTAGCTAACGTCTGCTGCTACGGAGAATGCAGTAACTCTTGAGAACAATACGTCCATTGAGGTGAATGCAGTGATTACAATATCACCGGTATCATCTTTGTACGGATTTACAAGCAGATCAATTATACCCCAATCGATCATCCAAGCTTCCGAGCCGTCACCGTAGATCAAAGTGCTTGCGGGTGATTGTTCGGATATAATCGGAGGAGCAGAAATTCTGCTTGCATAATCGAACAGCATTCCGAGGTAGCCGCCGGCAACAACCGGGCGTGTCATTAAAACACCGGCAACAAGTGCGTTCATTACAAATCGTAAGTTATCTGTGTTGATGTTATTTGTTTTTACATCAGTCCAGAATTCAATTAAAGCATCCAAATCGAATGAAGCACCAACAACAGAACCAATGCCGGAGGTAATTAAGAGTCCATCTGGTTCGTAAGTACCGGCACCGTTAATAAGCGCAGAGTCTCTTCCGGTAATAACGTTTTTTAGAATGTCATCAATTATCAAAGCTTCGAGAGCGGGTACGGATTGCAATGCAGCTTGACGAGTGTACTTCATTGATGCCCATCCGTTATGCGGCGTAGCTGTTAATTGCCCGATAACAAAATCAGTAGCAGTTCCGGTTCCACTTTCAGCAACCCAATGGAAAGTTCCGGTTGATGTTTTCTTAGGAACGGAAATATTCTGCTTTGCACCGGAGATCATTCGAACACCCCACTGACCGGCAACGCCAAGATTTCTCAGCACATCAATGAATTCGTTGAACATGTTTTCAGTGCCGATCAAGTAAGTGGCATCACTTACGCTAACGCCATCGGAAGCACGCTTGCCGAAATCACCGCCATAATTTTTCATGTGATTGCGCACTGCAGCTTTCATCACTTGTGAATGGCGCATAACATCGGGGTTCTTAAAGAAGTCAAGCGGAATCCCGGTATCATGTTTGCTTGTTTTGTAGCTTCGTCAATAGCTTCTTTTTCGGCACCGGCTTTGAATTTATCCCAAGCGGTTAAATTACCACCTCGTAGTTCAACCATAGCAGCGAGTGCACGGCCGATGCTGAGCGCTTTAATTCCTTTTTTGCTCATGCCAAGATCGGTAACGGCAGTTTGGGTAATATCTTCATTTTTAAGATTGCCCCAAACATGCTGACGGAATTTATCAACCGACCAGCTTTCGGTTTTTGCCTGAGCAGCAAATTTTGCAAGCTCTTCCTTTCCGCCTTTGTAAAGCTTTTGACTTACAAGCGCACCGGCTATTTCATCGATGCCTTGAATTCTTTCCCTCTCTTCTTTCTGAATTTGCTCCAGAGTTTTTTCGTTCTCGTTCATTTGAGTCTCCTTGTTTAGTTTTATTTTAAGTTCAGATTTAATTGATTTAATATCGTTAGCGAATTCATTTAATTTTGTTTGAAGATCGGGATCCTCTGATTTGATACTTGGCTGTAAATCGGAACGGAATTTAGATGCGCTGTCTGCACCAATAGGAACCAGCGATCCTTCTTTAATTTCCCACTTGGTTCTGATCAACATTCGCAAACCATCATCAAAATTATTTTCGAATGTTTTGCCGTTAATTTCTTGTTTCTTTCCCGGCATAATTTCAACAGTAAATTCTTTTCCAAATGTTTTATATCCGGCGGATAGGTCCGTCAAATGTCCCTCCTCCACTTGCGATATTTCATCTTCGGCTTTGCTCCAGAAATAAACATCACCAACAAGATCGGTTTTTTCCACGCGCAAGTTTCTTATTGAACCTTTAACATCACTAGTTGACCAGCGTGAATGAGTATCAAGCAAAGGCACTTGTTTTGTATCGGGCAAAACAACACCATCCATTAAAAGCACTTCGCGAACAAGCTCCCACCGTTCCCAATCGGCAACAATAGCCGGCTGTTCAGTAGTTATCACTGCTTCCACTATAACGGACTTGCCGTCTTTTTTAAATGTTTCGGGAACAGCCCTTGCGGTTCGTGACTCCCATCCCGTAAAATCTTTGTTTGTGTTTAGGTTTCCATCTTTCATAAGTCACCTTCTTTTTCATTGTCACACTGAGCTTGTCGAAGTGTGACGTCATGCTTCGACAAGCTCAGCATGACATTATTATTATGAATGAACATTTATAGCATGGGCCTTTCCATTGCCATTTCCGCCAGAAGCGGTATTATTATTTTTATTATCTTCTTCGCCAGAATTATTATTTTGGTTTACTATAGGTTTAGGATCGTGAGCAGTTCCTTCCAAACCAGCACCTAAAACATTAACTATCATGCGTGCTTCATCGGCAGTTAATAACGGCTGTTGAGAATTTACCGGTAAGTATAATCTCTGTAACATCGAAGATATTTTTTCCATATTTTCTTTTTTATTTTTATCCTTGTCGCCTACTGTTGATTCATCTTTATCTTTATCTTTATCTTCCGCATCATCCTCACTTGCACCTATTGGAGTTGTGGGGTACTTTGTCATAAATAAAGTATAAAATTCATCTAACCCTTTGTCTTTAAACATTTGGCGCTCTGCAGCAATGTTATCCAGATGCTCTTCAAGATCTATTCCTTGCTCACCTAATACTTGCTCAAATGTTTTTTGAAAGCTCTGCACCGCCATTATGTTAGCTTCGCGTTCTTCTTTTGGATTTGTGTATTCCCACGAACGACCATAGAATAATGGCTGGTTAAATTTTTCAAGCTTATCAAGTACCGGGAGTGTTTTACCGGATGGTAAAATAAATTTTCCGGCAAGTGCAGCCATTTCGAGCCATCCCAGCCGGTCGCCATAAATATGGTTTAAGTAATTTTCGACAACCCAATTCTGGCCTTCTACATAAGCATCGCGTTCACTTTGTTTTTCAAGCTTCCCGCTGTGCCAAGTAACTGCCTCATAGTTATTCGACATGGTTGAGAAGCCAATATCACCACCGGCAGATATACTGCGCAGCATGTGCTTCTGGAAATCGCCTTGCAGCTGATGAGGATAACTTGATTCGAGGTTTGTTACTTGATAACCGTCTTTAACTTTTAGGAATTCACCGTTGGCAAGCTGCATAATCCAATCGCCGCTATCATCTTTCTGCTGAACTTGCATACCGGGAATACTATTTGCACCCATTACATTGGGCTGTTTGGATATCATACCGGGTACACGTGCGGAAACATTTGCACGCATTAGGGACGATTCCTCGAATTGATAAAGCATTCGTAAGCGGATACCAACCGGCGCAAAAAGTGTAACGCCGCGCAATTGATGGGGGAGTTCTTTTACATAGAGATGAATAATTTTATCTGCTTCAATTCGCTCATAATTGTTTGACCAGCTATCGCCATAATCCACAAATTGTTTTGGGTTACCTTTGCGGAACCAGTAAGCTACTTTGCGCCATTCGTTATCAACTTCAATTCCCATAATGATATGGTTGCCGTTGTAATCATGATTAAGAGTCCAAGCGCAGCGTTCAGCGGGAATAGTTTGTGTGGTAAATCCGAATGGATTAAACTTTGGTCCCGAGAGTTTTTTAATAAAAACTTCACCATCAATCATAACAGCACTAAGTAATGAGCCGCAATGCGCTCTTAGCGATTCATCGCCTTCGAGCGTGATGTATTTATTTTTAGAATACTGCCACCATTGCTCGTTGATTATTCCGTTAGCAAGTTTATCTTTTATAAATTTATAACCGCCGTTTTGTATTCCGAATTCACCGGCATTGTTACGCAGTACAAATCCTTTTGGTCCTACAATACCTTTGCGTTTTTCGGTAACAAGTTTTTTTGCGTAGGGATCGTTTTGGTAAAGTTCGCGTGCGCGTGCAATTAAACGAGAGCCTCCAACTTTTAGGTCGTAATTAAAATCACGGACAAAGGAAAGCCAGTCGGCAGTAAGGCGATCCATCTTAGCCATGTTGAAGGAACGCACCCCTTCACTCTTCGACAAGCTCAGAGTGACATCGCTTAGCTTTTCATCGAATTCTTTTTTCAAGGATTCGATTTGTAAATTGTGATATTTTTGTGTTACTATGCCTAGCATTTACCCACCCCTCGCCCCTCTTAAGAGGGGAAGAGTACGTTTTTTTGATTATGTTTTTTTACCGTAGATAAAAAACATTACCCAAAGTTTATTAGGATCAGTAGCATCATTGCCAGCTGTTGCACCGCGAGTAATTATTTTTACTGAGTTATATCCGCGTATAGCAGCGCTTGTAAGTAATGTTGCATTGTCAACTAATAATCTTTCCACTCCTTCGGCGGCTGCAGCAACATTTAATGTTACAGTGTATGTTAATGCAGTAGCCGTATAAGCATCATCGGCAACGTTAGTATTTACTCCTTCTACCCCGAGGTAGCAATCGAGCGAATCAATATCAATTTCACCTTCAACAAATAACGATATTTGAATTGAATCAATTGCTGTAAATCCTAATTTTTGTGCATATCTTCCAAAATGGAAATAGCCAGTTTCATCAACACTGTTAGCAACAGTGCCAAAGTTTATTATGTAGGGATCGGCTGCTTGCTGTGCGGGTGTTTTGATGTTCAAGAATAAACTTGAAAATGCAATTACCATAATTGCGAAGAGAGAGATGAATCGTTTCATTTTTGTACTCCTTGTGAATTTTAAATTGTTGTTAGATATCAAATGTTATTTACCCACCCTTTCCGTTCCCCTCCAAGGAGGGGATTAGACACGGAGTTTTATTATTCAAATTGTATTAGAACACGTCCGCCGGGACTTTGTCCGGCATCAATTAAATTTTTTTCTTCTTCGTAGTTAACTAATCCTTGATAGTATTCTTTTGCTTTTATTAATTCTTCTAGTGTTAAATATTGTAATGCACGCGAACCTTGCGGTGTAGAAATAGAAATGCTCATCTGCGCTTTTGTTGCCCGGCTTTCTATTGCAGCTTCCAATGCTTCGAGCACGGTGCGTGCGTGGGATCTGTAATCGTAAGTAGTGGCAGCAACTAAATCCGGGAATACTTCAATTTCAAATCTTGGCTGATATTGTTTTGTACCATCGGTATGCTGGTAGTATGGCTGCATCATATACTTGCCGGCAGTGTATGTAGCAGTAATAGCGGGAGTAAGTGTTACATCGTGATCATCGCCATTGGCAACTGAGTCAATATCAAATTTTCCAGCAGAATTGATGATACGCGCTTTGTAGGTCCAGCCCGCAGAGGCAAGGTAATCGGAGTTGGATTCAGTCCACTCGACTTTATCACCGGCGTAAATTGTTTTGGGTTCGTTCATGCTTCGACATCTTTCGACAAGCTCAAGATGACACGCTCGCTTTTTTTATTAAACTTGGGATTGTGAATTAATTCTATACAATGATAAGTTTTAGGAAGGAAATGATAAAGTGGACAAAATTATGAAGGGGGAGGAGGTTAGTAAGCAATGGGCAGTAGGCAATAAGCAAATTATTTATTATAGATATTCCGTTTCACGATTTTTTTAGCTGTGTAAAGTACCGTATTTTATCTTGAAGTATGCGGGGAAAGTTTGTACGAACGAACAAGCCTATTTTTCTAAAAATATTTTGAGTAATAATATGACCAGCACCTTTAGAATATAATTCATCAATTGGTAATCTGGGAACAAAATTCTCGCCAGCAGTACGATCCCAAACATAATTTTTAGCGACTTTACGTTTAGAACTTTTCACGGTTCCTTTATACCTTTGAAAGACGCCCTTATGTCCAGATATCATAGTAGCGATAAAAGCATGTTTAATAATTTTTTGCTGTCCTTTTTTTACAGTAACAGAAACACCTTGGGGAACTTTCTTAGCACCAAAAGCAATAAGCGGCAAATCTCTATTGGCAGCAATGCGTGCGACATACTCGCCATCTAATTGTTTGCGTACTGTAATCCAAATATTTTTATTTAGATCTTTTAACTTAATATTATATTGATTGCGGGTTTCCTTTTTAGCATAAGTTTCGGTTTGTTGAGCAGTTTTTTTTATTGCAGAATAAAATGCTTTGTCTTGCTGGGCAATTTCTTTCTGCAGCACTTTTACAAATTGTTTTATGTTGGAGGAAATGCTAATGTTCACAACCCACCCCTTCCGTTCCCCTCCAAGGAGGGGATATTGTTACGTAATGGATTCCATAAAAATATTTTTTGATTAAATTTTATTGAGAGCGGGGATATGCCTGGAATAATATCAAATTTTTGTAAGTTATTATACACAGTGCGTTCCGTTGTAAATTTTATTTTAGCAAGTTCGTTCACTTTTAGTCCGTATATTTTTTTAAATCTTTTAAGCCGTTTATATTCTCTCTCATAATCTTTGCGCGGCAGTGTATTAATATTAATAAGTTCAAGCTTAAGTTCAAGGTTACAATTCAGCACACAATAATTTATATCATTTTTTTCAAAAGTGTAACCGCACAGTTCTTTTTTCCATACACTAAGCGGCTGGAGTTTTTGGCCATCGGTTAGAAGAGGATTCCTCACGCTGTTTTCCTATTTGCAAATTTTAAAAAATGTTCAACATCTTCTTTTTGTTCACGTAATTTTTTAGTAAGGAAAAAATCATTGAGAATATCGGTGATCACTTTAGAATCACTTTGATTCATTTCTTTTTTAAAGTTTTCAATATCCTTCACCAATTCAATATCGGCTCTGAATTGATACTTTTTTATTTTTGTTTGTACTACATTTGATTGTAGTACAATGTTATTTTTCCGTTTATGTTTACCGTAATAATGAGTAAAATCCAATGTTTTTCCTTTTGCGGATTAGTTACTAGTTATTTTGACTTTTTGCCTCGCCTTCCTTTTTAAGACAAGACAAAAAATATTTTAAATTATTTTCAAAAACACTTGACATTGATATATACATAGTATATATTAACAATAGACATTATGATTGACTTTAACAAAACAAAAAAGGATTAAAAAATGATACACATTAACAAAATAAAAGACATCCCAATCGAAAAAGTTTATCATTACGAAAAACCCTCATATAACAAAGCTGTTGCCTTTGACCTGCAATCTGGTATTTATACCGATACTCAAGACAATAATGTTAAAATACAGATATTATCAAGCGAGGGAGAAAAAGTAAACATAGAACTTATCTGCACAAACCTTACTAACAATAAATCAGTAAGGTTAAAAATTGATACCCTCGCTCCAGACATGACATGGATGATTGATGGCATAATTAATAACCTAAAATATAAGGAGAACTTATAATGTTAGATACTATCAATTACACACGCCGGGAGTTATATATGTCAACATGGGATACCCACCC